GACGCCAAGTCGCGGCTGGCCGCGGCCAACGCTGAGGTGGCCCGGGCGCAGGCCGTGCGCGCGCAGGCTGTCGCGGAGGGCAACCGGGCCAAGGTGGACGCCGCGTTGGCGTCCGTAGAGGTGTACAAGGCGCAGGTGAGCGCGTTCGCCGCCGCGGAACAGGCCAAGAGCGCCATAGCCGCCGTGCAGGGCGAGTTGCTCAAGGCGTCGGCGGAGCGCAACCGCGCCAAGGCCGACATGGCGCGTACGGCTATGGACGTGGTGTCGCAGTATTACCGCGCGTACGCCGCCCGCGGGCAGGTGCAGGCGGCGTATAATCAGTCGGTTGCCGAGGCGTGGCGCAGCTGGGCGTTGACCAACGACGCGCGCATCCGCCACAGCGAGGCCGAACTGCGGTTCACCGCGGCCAAGGCCGAGTTGGCCGCCCGCTTGGCTGAGAACGGTGTGCAGCAGGCCGTGTCCGCCGCCGACGCCACGTTGCGCAGGTTGGATAAGCAGCTGCAGTGGGTGGCCACGACAGTGAGCGCGCAAGCGCGGGCGCAAGAAAGTATAATTGCTGGTATAACGTCAGCCATTAATTTCACGACCAGCATGTCTTACAGCGAATCTTTGGCGGAGCAGTATCAGAAGTCGATCACTTCTGGCCTGCAGGTACACGCTGTGACGGAGGGGGCGCTAGCCACCCCGTCGGCGAACTGGTCTGGTAAACTGCCGTAAGGAGACGCCATGAACGACGGCAATAAGTACAGCACTGGTTTAATACGCGCGTTACCTGCTAGCGCGCTGCAGGACGATGACAGCGTTGATATAGCCGACATACCGGCGCGGTTTCGTGACGAGCTCGCCGCGCTGGTAGAAGATTCGTTCGTAACCGCCAGAGACTACAAGCTCAGCAGTGGCGTGCAGGATCGTATACTTGATGCCCGTCGCGTGCGCGACGGCGTATACCATCCCGATAAGCTAGCCTACTTGCGCCAAGCTGGCGTGTCAACTGAGTACGCGCGCATAACAGCGAACAAAGGGCGCGTGATCGCGGCGTGGCTAGCTGACATATACGGCGACTCTGCTGAAACTCCGTGGCGCGTGGCTCCGCCGGCGCATATACCCGTGCCTGACTCTGTCAAACTCGCTATACAGCAGCGGGTCATGACGTATGTGCAGGAAATGGCGGCGATGGGCGTGCCTATAGACGCGCGAAGCATGCGCTCGTTGGAGGCGCAGGAGTTGGAACGGTTCGAAGCGCAAATGCGAGAGCGCGCCGTGGAGGCGGCGGAGGAGATAGATCGTGAGTTGAAGCATGCCCTGCGCGAGGGTAAGTTCACTCAGAGCATGCAGGATTTCCTGCACGATTTTGTGTTCTTCCCGGCAGCGATTCTTAAAGGGCCCGTTGTTCGAGGCGACGCTAACGATAATCTGCTCGAGTCGGCTGATGATGACATAGCTGTATACAAATTCGAACGGGTGGACCCCGCCAATTTTTATCCTTCTCCTGAAGCCACTTCCGTGAACGAGGGCTATATCATCGAAGTAACGCGCATTGCGTATCGCGACTTGCTAGACGCTCGATACGACCCCACTTATGACACTGACGCTGTTGAGGAGACGCTGCGCAAGGCGCGTGAGGGGCGCCTCAGCCACTGGCTGACTTATATGGATAATCCTGTACGTGAACAGCCGACGCTTTATATAGGCGATCCGAACGCCCTGCTTGGCACTATGATTGACTGCCTTGAATATCACGGCCCGTTGTTTGGTTCGACTTTGCGGCGCTTTGGCGTTACGGGGCTGGATGACGACGAGATATACGAGGCCACGGTGTTGGTAATCGATGGCCGCACGATCAAGGTGGAGGCGTCCGCGCGCCGCGCCAGTCGTCCATATTACGTCGCCTCGTTCGAGCCCGTGCCCGGCACGTTGTGGGGGCGTGGTTTGCCAGATATACTTGAAGACGTGCAAAACGTCGCGAACGCCACTATCCGCGCACTGGTTAACAACATGGGCATCGCCTCTGGCCCGCAGGTGGTGGTCAATATCGATAACCTCGCTGACGGGGAGGAGCTGACAAACTTGACGCCGTGGCGCATTTGGCAGGTGAGCCATGCGTACGGACAGAATGACAATACTATTCAGTTTTATCAGCCGTCGTCTAATGTTAGTGAATTGCTGGCGGTGTTCGATCGTATGTATGAGCTGGCTGATGAGCTTAGTCTCGCGCCGCGGCTGTTAACTGGTCAGCAGATGGCCGGTACACTGGGGCGCACGGCCAGCGGTCTGTCGCTGATGCTTAACTCCGCCTCCAAGGGGCTTAAGCGGTTGGTGCACACCATTGATACGCAGATCATAGAGCCCGCCATCTTGCGACTGTTTCGCAGCATGTTGCTTTACGGCGACATCTCTCGACCGCCGTTTGGCGCGGAGCTCCGGGTCACTGGTGCTAGCAGTGTATTGCAAGAGGATACCTTGCAAGTACGTCGCAATGAGTTCTTGCAGATGACTGCCAACCCGATAGATGCGCAGTTGCTCGGCGTGAAAGGCCGCATGACACTGTTGCGCGAGATTGCTAAGGGGCTGGATATTGATCTCGACGTGCTGTTCTCTGGCGCTGCCGCAGAGGCGCAACAACCACAGCAGCCACAGCAGCCACAGCAGCCACAGCAGCCACAGCAGCCACAGCAGCCACAGCAGTCTCAACAGTCACAGCAGCAGTGGATGCCGAATGTTGCAAGCGCGCTGCCGCAAGTTACTGTAGGAAGCGGGCAGCAACTTGCTAATGGCAGCGAAGTTATTGATAATTTTTCTCCACTGGGTTGATATTGTTTTAGCTATGAGCGATACTACTCCTAACCTCCGTAACGCGGCCAGAGACCGTGAACTGATGGCATACCTGCAGCGGCGGTTGGAGGCGCTGAAGGATGCCTTGGTCATAGAGCAGGACGAAACAATCCTGCGCCAGTTGCAAGGCGGTGCGACGGAGGTGGCCAGGTTGATAAACAAACTCAAACGCCAACAGGAGATGTAAGGTATGGAAAACCAAGAAGCATTCGTACCGGGTCAGACCGCTGCCGAGGACGTCGGGGACGTACCCGAGGCAAGCGTCGCTGACGCCGCCGATGCGGAAGCCCCCGCTGAGAACGCGGTTGAGGAGCCCGCGGACGCGACAGCCGACCTGAAAGAGGAACTCGCGCGCATGGAGCAGCGCTATCGTTCCCTCGCGGGCGTGCTGCGCAGCAAGGACGAGCAGCTGCGCCAGCTGCAGGAGCTCATCGAGAAGTTGAGCAAGGAGCAGCGCGAGGCGCGTAAGGAACCAGAGCGCCCGCTGGTCACTGACACGGATCGCTCCGTCGTCGGTGACGAGATTGCCGACTTCGTTCAGCGCGTCGTGAACGCCGCGGTGTCGCAGGCCGTGTCTCGCATCGAGACTCGCCTGTCCGAGCTGGAGTCAGCGCTGAATACCACTCAGCAGATCAGTGGTGCGTCGGCGCAGCAGGTGTTCATGCAGCGCCTGTCCGAGCTGGTGCCTGACTGGTCCAAGCTGAACACTGACCCACAGTTCATAGCGTGGCTCGAGGCGTCGCCCACGCGTAACGCGCAGTTCCAGCAGGCGGCTGCCGCGTTCGACGCTGACGCGGTAGCGGTCTACTTCAACGCGTTCAAGGCGGAGACAGGGGTTGGCGCGCAGCGCGCCGTGAAGAAACGTAAACAGGTTCAACAGGCCCGGCCTGCTTCTTCCACGCCTGAGGCGCGCGCCGCTGGTGGTAAGAAAGTTTGGACTCGTGAGGAGATCATCGAGTTCTATGCCACCGGCAAGCAGCGCTACTCTCCTGAGGAGTACAAACGTATTGAGCGTGACATCTTCGAAGCGCAGGCTGAGGGTCGGATTCAGGTATAAGGAGATTGACTCATGGCATATCCAGTCAAAACCGGCTTGACCTCTCAGTCAGGCATCTTCATTCCGGAGATTTGGTCCGGCAAGCTCGTAGAGCGCTATTACGATAACACCGTCCTCACTCGTATCTCCAATACGAAATATGAGGGCGAGATTCGTAAACAGGGCGACAAGGTGATCATCCGCACCACCCCGACTATCACGGTGCGGGATTATAAAATCGGTGACACCTTGCAGGTGGAACGCCCGCTTGGCGACGTTATCGAGCTGCTGATCGACAAAGGTAAATACTGGTCGGCCATCATCGACGATATTGAGAAGGTTCAGACTGACATCGAGCAGATGAACCTATGGGCGGACGACGCTTCAGAGCGCTTGAAGATGGCTGTGGATTCGGAGGTTCTAGCGAACCTCATTACCGATGTCGCCCCTGCTAACAAGGGCGCGAACGCTGGGCGTATATCCGGCAACATCAACCTCGGCACAACCGGCGCGCCCATCGCACTCGACCGCACTAACATCCTTGAGCATATCCTGAATCTCGGTCAGGTGCTCGATGAACAGAACGTGCCTGAGCAGGGACGCTATCTGATCATGCCGTTCTGGGCGACCAACCTGCTGAAACAGTCAGACATCAAAGCAGCTTATCTGACTGGCGACAGCACCTCGCCCCTGCGCAACGGTATGGTAGGCATGGTCGACCGGTTCACGGTGTACAACTCCAACCTGCTGCCCATCATGACTGATGGCACGGCGAAGACAACTTACATCTACGCCGGTATCGACTATGGCCTGACCTTCGCAGCGCAGCTGACTGAGACCGAAACGCTCCGTTCTGTGAGCACGTTCGGCACCATCATGCGCGGGCTGTTCGTCTACGGTTACAAGGTCATCAAGCCAGAAGCCATCGCGGCTCTGTATTGCACCAAGGCCTGATAATCAATAAGCCCCCGCGCCCGCGGGGGCGATTTCAACCGTGAGGAGAAACTGTCATGAGCAAGAAAGTGGCACCGTACCTGCGTCACCGCCCAACTGGTGACATTTATCCGTATAATGAGCATTTGGCTAAACGAGATGATGTGGAGCCTGTCAACTCACTACCGAAAACTCGAGGTGGCAAGGGCTCCAAGCAAGGGGGTGTAAATGACCTTGAGCGAGCTGAAGGGGCTTCTGCGGGCGACTCTGCGTGACACCGCCGAGCCCTACCTGTGGCCGGATGATCTCCTTGTAGACTACCTCAACCGCGCCGCGGTCGAGTTCGTGCACACCGCCGGTGCGCCGACCCGTACCGTGGCGTCCTCCATGCCAGCCGGAGCGACCAAGTTTGACCGCAAACTGTTCGCCGTCGCCGCATCGACAGAGCCCGGCAAGTTAGACCCAACCACGCTTGACTTCGTCTTCGACGCCCCCCTGCAATCAGCCAAGGCGGTCACGGTGACCGGATTGTTCGTCCCACGACCGATGACCCGCAGCGTGGACGAACCCGACGGCGTGCCTGCGCAGTGGCATCAGTCGCTGCTGTGGTGGGCGGGCGCGCAAGCGCTGACCGCGCAGATGGCCGAGGAGGTCCCGGATGGGCTGAAGGACGAGCTGCTGCGGCGGTGGCGGGCGGACTTGAGCAGATACCGCAGCACGCTGCCAGCGCGCACCAATGGCGTGCTCGTGGCGCGACCGGACGTTGTTTGGACGTAAGGAGGATAATATGATTCCGTTCATACCCATAGCTGAAGCGCTGACCGTTCGCGCCCTTCCCGCCGCCATACGCGCAGCGCGTGCTAGCGGCGCTATGCTGGGCCGCGCGGCCAAGGCCAGCAAAGGCGCTCTTAACGGCGCTCTGTCGTCCGGCGTCGCGCGGGCGCAGGCGGCGGGCAACCGGGTCCGCGCTGCTTACGATATGGCCAAGGCCAACCCCGCTGCGGCCAAGGACGTCGCCAAAGCCTACATGCAGCACCTTGGCGTGCAGGGCGTGGCGGCGGGGCGGGAAGCGTTGTCCGCCGCGCGTGGCGCGACGCAAACGGCCAGCCTACTCGCCCGCACTTATCCGAAAACCACCGCCGCTCTGGCCGCGATCCCGGTAGTCGGCTCGGTCCTCGATGGTGCCCTGCCCCAACCGCAGGGTAGCGCGGCAACCATGCCGATCATCGACGCGACCAACGCGGTTACTCATCCGACCGTCACGCCACAGATGATCCTTGGGCATGGCCCACTAGACCCGCTTGCGGCGCACCTCAATCAGGCTATTCAGTCGCAGGCGTATCAGGCGCTGGCTGACGCGCAGGGGGTGCTGCAGCGCTACAACCCGGCGTTGCACCTCGGCGAGCAGGCGCAGGCGTTGGCGCTCTTGCGCATGCGGCAGCTGTTCGACAACATCGACGCCGCGAAAGTGCATGGGCAGATGTATCTGTTCGCCCCCGACACGCTGAGCGCGCTGGGCAACATCGCCTTGCGTCCGTACACGCAGGCGCTGGCCGCTTTGCCAGCGGCCGCCACAGCCGTGGCCAACGCCGCCACCCAGCCAGACCGACTCGCCACTGACAGGCTCAACGCCCGCGCCGCCTTGCTCGGAGCCGAAGGCTCATACGCCAACAACTACGCGGCGGGGCTGCTCAACCTCGCCCGCGCGCAGGCGCAGCCCGCGCTGTCCGCCAGCGAGCAGGAGCTGAACATGGCGAACGCGTTGCTGGCGCAGCAGAGAGCGGCGCATTACGGCGACATCGTCAAGGCACAGCAGATGCAGGCGCTTGGCGCCGCCATGGCTCCGGCTATGGACGTGCTGCAGTCGCCATACACACCGGCGTATCTACAGGCGCTGGCGATCCAGTCAGGCAACCCGGTGCTGCTGCAGCTGGCAGCGCAGCAGGCGGCGCAGAATCAGTGATCGAGGAGGGCGCGCATGGCTAGGCAGGCGTTGAATCTGGAGGAACTTCGCAAGATCGCTGAGCAACAGGGGTACACGCTGCCAGACACGCAGGGGCAGCCGCGGCAGAACGCCTCCATCCTTGGCGATGTTGGCACGGCGCTGAAGATCGGCGCCGAGCAAGTGCCCGGTGCGCTGACCGGGTTGCTCGACATGCTCTCTCCGGGTGATCACCCGTTCTCACGCGCCGCGGACGCGCTTGGCGAAGCCACTGGGTTCCAACCGTCCAAGTGGGCCAAGGAGGCGCAGAAGGAGTTCTCCAAAGACACGCAGCGGGCCATGCGAGAGCTGCAGCAGGCGCATGGGTGGCTCGACACCGCCAGTGTGATAGCCAGTCACCCGCTGTCCCTCGTTGGGCTGACAGCCGTCAGCTCCCTGCCGTCCATGGTCGCGGGCG